TCACCGACGCCGAGCTTCTGCGCCACGCAGACGCACACTACAACAACCCACTCATCAAAGCTTTGATGGAACGACTAGAGATGCGCTTGCGCGACATTGACGAGCTTGAACATCTCTTGGGACGCAAGTCCCCCCAACCAATCCCTAACAGCAACCAACTTGAACTGGATATCTAATATTAGATGGAGACCAACCATGCCAACTATCCAAGAAGAAATGAGCAAGATTCTTAACGAGTGGGATAAACCCGAACCTCAACCAACTGAAAGCACTACCATGGCAAACCCAACCATGAAACACAACACCTTCGGCGTAACTAACAACGTGACTCGCGTGACCTTTGAGCACGTTAAGAACAACCCCGGCTGTACCGCAACCGAAGCCTCCAATGTGTTAACTAAGCTTGGCTACAAGCACTCATCAGTAACGTCAATCATGGCGCAGTTGTACCGCCAAGGGCAATTACGCAAAGAGGGCTACAAGTACTTCACCATCGGCTCTGAGTATGAGCCACTCAAGGGTAGCTACAAAGCCAAGAAGCAAGCAAAGAAAGAACGAGAAGCCAAGAAGTTAGCTACGGGCGGTATCGCGGCGTTGCCAAAGGCTGAGATTCCATTGCTCAAGTCAAACGTGCAGAACATCATGGACTCCCTCACCCTGCGGGAAGCGCGTGAGTTGTACTTAGAGTTATCTCAGTACTTTGGAGATTGATATGCCTTACGCAAAAGAACTTGCGCTCATCCTGACCCCCGTTGCGTTTGCATGGGGCATGACCTACTTAGTCGGGGCGTTCGTGTCCGCCAGTTGGAACATCGCTGAGTGGCCTTCTGACTTCCGTATCTTGTTTGCGATATGGGGCTCGGCGTTTGGCTTTGGTGTGTGGCACAAGTTGAGGAGACTCACATGACTGACTTGTTAGAAAATGTAGGGTTGTTGGTAGCGTTGATGGTTGCAGGTGTCAGCACTACTGTCGCCGTCTTGATTATGTTTATCAAGGCGTTGGATTATTTGGAGAACCGAGATGACTAAAGATGAAATGGTAGACCTGTTGCGAAGCGCAGGCGTAGAGCCGCGCATATTCGAGGCGATGGTTCAGTCGTACGAGATGGGCTTTGAGCATGGAGCGAAGGTGAGTGCCGACATGAAGGATGCGATTGAGTTTGGCATATCCATGTGCGAGCATCTCGACCTCGATGAAGTGGATAGCGCTCAGAAAATGGCGTTTAATTTCCGCGCCGCATTAGGACTTAAACAATGAGCCTGACAATCTACGACCCCGAGAAGAACTGCCAAGTGCTGAACCCCGAACACTTCACGCCCGTTATAAATGCGTTCCATCCCGACTACATCAAGACATACCACCCTGAGTTCTTGAGCAACATCCGTCTTGAGTCAACGCAGAAAGCCAATGGCGTTATCAATGGTGGCAAGTCCAAAGCCGCGCGCGAAGCCAAGAAGGGTAAGACAGTCAACACAATCAACCTCAACGTCAAGGAGTTCCACTTGTACGCAAAGGCCGGTATGCCCAAAGGAGTAAAGAAATGACCTACGCAGAATTGGAAATGGCAATCATCCGTTGGGGAGAAGCGCGAGGCATCGTGCAAAACAGCAATCCATTGGCGCAATGGAAAAAGACACAAGAAGAAGTCATGGAACTTCGAGATGCCATTTTTGCAGGCAACATTGACGAAATGAAGGATGCCTATGGTGACATCTTGGTAACGCTCATCATGGGCTGTGCGACTGCTGACATTGATCTCGTGTCGTGTTTGGAACTGGCGTACAACGAAATCAAAGATCGCAAAGGTTATTTAACCAAAGAAGGCATCTTTGTCAAAGAAGTGTGATACACTGTGTAACACCAACTAAGGAGTAATTGTGATGTTTCGTAAATTGATTGAAGTAACCCGTAACTACTTTGCCATGCCCAGTGCTGATGCAATGGCTTTGCATGAACTTGAAGAAGCCAAGCGCAAGCTGCTCACTGCCCAAACAGGTCGTGAATATGCTGACGCCATGTGTAAGTTCCATGAGGCGCAGATCAAGCGATTGACAGCATACGTCTACAAAAGCGAAGACAAATGAGAGTTCGGGTCAATGCGGTGGCAATTGCCAACTTGTTGATCGGTCTTCAGGATGGTTGCAATACGATGTTGGATTTGGCTGAGATGACTGGTCTGACGATCCAGACAGTCCGACACTATTGCAACCTGTTTCATCGCAAAGGCATCGTGCATATTTGCGATTGGAACGAAGACGTCAAAGGTGGTCGTACTTTGAAAGTGTTTGCACTTGGGTCTGGTAAAGACATGCCTAAGCCAAAACCATTGAGTACGGCACAAGTGTGTGCCCGGTATCGTGCTCGACAAAAGCACGCACAAATGCTTCAAAGGATGGTCGCATGAGTATGAAATGCCCACAGTGCGGTGCATGGACCAGCGTAAAAGAAACCAGATCAAAACCCGACAACGTAGCGTATCGGCGTTACGAGTGTGCAAACCTACATCGGTTCTCAACCGAAGAAAGAATCAAAGATGAGTCGCCCCGAAGGAAATCGAGTTGCACGAGTGGGCTGGAGTTATCCGCGCTGTTATGACTGCACGGAAACCCGTTGGCGTCGCAACCTTTGCTATTTGGCAAAGTGGATGCTGGTGGTCACAATAACGTTGATGTTCTCAACGACCATTGTGTTTTACGCTGCGTGATACTCGGCTTCGGTCAAGATGCCGGGCTTGTACTTACCTTCGGGCTTGAAGATCGTCAGCTTCTGCTGACGCATCTCAGGCGCAAAGCTGATGTGCATCCAGCGACCAAACTCGTGAATCATTTGGTCATACTTGATGCCGAGTTCTTCAACCTTATGGCACAACTCGATTGGAGTCATCTTGGTGCTAGAGATGTCGATAGCCCATCCGTCCATGTGTGATGACACTTTGGAACCGCCAACAGCCACGTTCACATCTGGCAGACGCAACCATGAGTTGATTCGCAAAGGACCAGTGGCTGCACGAAGTGGCTCAAGACACGCAGCAGCGTGCTTCATGTTTTCCAATTGCACAGTGCTTGGCTGGTTGTCGATGTGTAGACGCACAGCGGTTTCGCTGTAGGTGGCTTCATCAAGGGTAAAGTGTTCGCTCAGGTTCATTTAACATTCCTCAAGTTGTTGTAAAAGTCAATGCACGAATTCAATTCGATGATGGCTTGGTCGCCGTCTGCGGTGATGGCGATAAGGTCGTCAGCAGTCTTTGGGTCAAGTTCGGCTCTCGCTTCTGAATCCCCTGCGGCAGTGGAGGCAGAGCAACTGGCACGGACTGACAACCTGACAGTACCAGCAGCGACATCAGCACGAAGCTGGTTGACTTTGATTTCAGCATCACGTTTTTCCTTTTCAAGTTTTGCTGTAGTGGCGGCAGCTTCATCACGCATCGCTGATTCAATGCGTGTGACTTCCGCTTTGATCTCTTGGCGCTCTTGGTACTTGCCAGCAAAGAACGCCATCAGCAAGCAGGCGATGAAGATGCCGAGGTTACGCAGCATCGGGTTTCTTTTCTTCTTTGTTGAAAGCAGAGATACCCAAGATCGCAGCAAACGCAATGTGGATAAAACCACCATTGGTCAACGTCAACGGAACCCATTGGCGAAACGCATCATTGGCTGCTTGGGTTTCCCAAAACTGCACGATGGTGTACATGATAGGGAACGCCACAAAGTCAGCAATGTTCACAATCATGTAGGTCAGACCCATGAGATAGGTCCACTTTTGTTTATGGTTTTCGTCCATCATCTAACTCCTTTTTAAATTTCTCGCGCTCCTCCCGTAGAAGCACGATTGCTTTATTCACTTCTCGGTTATTCTTTACGAGGTTTGAATCCAGTTTTTCCATACGCAGCAAGGCAAAGAACAACAACACAAGCAAGATGCCGATGACAATGCAAAGCAGAAAGATTATTGCGTTGTCTTCGTGTTTAGCCATACAGCGCCCATCAAAATCCAAAAATAGAAGACCGTCACGATAGCCCAAAACCAAGTCATGTTGCGGTCAATCTGATCACTGCGCCTTTGGGCTGCATCAGCCTCACGCTTGGCTTTTTCGCGTTGCTGACGCATCTTGCGTGCCGCTTGACCAACTTTCACTTTGTCTTGCATCTCTTTGAACTGGGTCCAGATTGGACCTAGCTGCCAAGGAGCATTGGTTGTCATAAGCGTCATTAGTGCAGGATATGCAGCATCCACCTCGACTTGCAATTGCGTCAGTTCTAGCACTTCTTTTTGGTCGATGTCGTCCTTTCCAAAAACCTCAGCGTATCGCTTTTCTGTGAATGTTTTTAACGTGTGGTAGTTGTCAAACCACTCACCGACATGGCCGATGAACTGCTGGACAACTTCGTCTTGGGTGGGCACGTGGTCGATGTAGACCTCTTTCGCCACAGGCTTTTGCGCGGGGGCTGAAGATGGCGTGGATACTGGGGTTCCATTATCTTTTGGTCTGGATAATAAACCTTTGATCCATCCCCAGATGCCAGTGACTTCTTCATAAATCTTTTTGGCGTCAGCAACACCG